AAATACGATCTTGGTACTGCAGAAGCTGCTGTTGATTACAAAGATGCTACTGGCAATACTGTAGTTTCTGGCGAGGGTTATACACCCGTAGGAATTGAAGCAGATATTTCAGAACTTAGTAAAACTTATAGTGGTCTGCTTCCCACCAGGCGTAAAGCAGGTATTCAGGCAGCTTATGAAGAGACGCTAGGTAGGCAGGCTTCGGAAGAAGAAATCTCTAAGGCAGAAGAGCGTTTCAAGAATCAAGTCTATGGTTCTATTGATGAGTTCCGTGATTCTCTTTCCAAGAGTCCGGAATATCAAAAGAAATTTAATCAAAGTTATTTAGATAATTACTATGACACAATGTTCGGAAAGCAGACCGTTACTGCTGAAGGCGAACGAAGTGGTAAACGTACTTTTAAATTTGATAAGTCGCTTCTTCCCCAATACTCAGGAGATCTTGGCAGTAGGACTAAAGTAGCCACCCCTGATTTCCAAAGCGAGATTACAGGTACTCCTTTTGAGCTTCAAGAACAGGTTCAAAATATTCGTGATACTAGGCAGTATTTGTTTAGTGCTGGTTTGACTAATCTTCAAGGTGAGATTGACAAAGAAACTCAGAAGTTAAAGAATGAAGGAACTAAAGAAGTTTCTAAGATTGCTGCTGCTGGTAGCCTCTATTCCAATCTTGTGTCTGGATTCTGGGGATAAATAAAGATTGCTATAATTAATCAAGAAACTGTTTTTGTTTCATAATGACTTCTACTCCTGTTGGTCAGTCGACTGCTGACGACTATTTTGATATTAATAAGTTTGAAGAACTTCTTGCTCGCCTTGAATCTTCAAAAGGTCGTCAACAACGTCAAAAATCTCTTGAAGGTCGTCGCGACATCTTTGCCACTGGCCTTGCAAGCATGATGTCTAACTTCTGATTAAAATGCAAACCGCTAATTCCTCTTCTTTAGGACAAGGTTTTAATCTTGACGACTATCGCGTTCTCCTTGACCGCTTGCAGCAATCCAAGCGTCGTCAAGAACAGATGGATAAGAACGCACCCTTAACTGCTCCACAGCAACCGGAATAAATCTATTATCATGACTAGCAGTGTACCCGCTGGACAAACTGATATTGACGATTGGTTTGATCTAGACAAATATCGTCAGGCGGCTGGTGTTGCCTACGAATTTTCCAAAAAGAAAATGGAGACTGCTGGTGAGCAAGAACGAGAAACTATTGGAAAAGGAGCAGGAGAGCAACGAACTTCTGCTGGACAACAGCAAGAGTTTAAGCAAGCGGACGAAGCAAGAGACTATGCTCAGTCCCAACGAGCTTATCGATATTGAGTTATTTGATCAGTGGGTAGACAATTTAGATTCCTCTACCCAAGAAAGTTTTCTTGAGTTTGCTAAGAATACTTACTCTGTAATTGAAATTTACCTCTATTCAAGATTCCTTGGTTACAGGGGATCTATTTCAAGTTGTAATGGTTGGACATCTGCTAATTATAAAAAACCAGACCATCGTAAAATTCTTATTAATGAGATCCAAGAAATTCAAGAAGACATGAGAAAGTTGCGTGAAGATATTGAAAATTTTGCTGTTAAACGAGATGCAGGTGTTGCTCGTCTGGCAGCGATGACAAAAGAGTTGCGCGGAACTATTAACCAAGTTGAATCCTATACATCTGCAAAAGATCGCAAAGGCTTACTGATGGCTGGTGCTGACCAAGCCATACGTGAGTTATTGGCTATTTTTAAAGATGATCCAATTGAAGCCCCATTGCAAGAAGCATCAATGTCTGTATGGGCTAAAATGCAATTAAGTGAGTAAACCAGATGCAACCACAAAAACAGCCTGAGAATATTCCTGTTCGTTCTGGAATCATTTTTGGTCCAGGAAGAGCAGCCCGTTTACCAGATCCTGGTACTCCTGAATATAAGCAGCTTGTTGAGCGGATGCGTGGCGTTGTGGAGAATAACAAATGACGAAGGGCAAGATGCCGCCGCAGTTGGTGGAATATTTTAATAAAAAAGAAGCAAAGAAAGAAGACGGTTCAGAAATGAACGATAAGGAGAAGCGTAAAGCTGCACTAGATAAAGCTCGTAAATATCAAGAACAAAAACGTAAAGAATCAAAATAATGGCCACAATACTATACGGACAAACGCAACAAGGCCTTCAAGAAAAAATTAAAATTTTACAAAAAGAAATAGAGACCATTCGGCAACAAAGGCTTCAAATGGAGCCAATGTATGCAGACATTATTGCGAGAGGTGGTCCTGATCTAAGACCTAAAGGACCAGATGTTCCAGTACTTGAAAGACAGAAGGAAATTGATTATTTAACTAGTTATTTAAATGAATTTAAATCAAAAACAGAACAAGGAACAGCAACTGATAAACCTGTAAATACGGTTCAACCACAAGCAACTCAAAATGAATCTGTAGCGCCGCCAGTTAGTTATTCTTCAATTCAAGCCGTTGGTCCCGTTGAACCTGCAAAAGAAGAAGAACTAGATTTTACTGATATCCAAAGTGATACCTCTACGTTAAGAAAATCTCCTGAATCAGAAAAAAATCTTTCAATCGTTGAAGACCAAGCAGCATCAGGCAGCGAAGAAGCACAAGCTTTTTTGGATCAATATAAAGAGAGTGCCGACCCCATTCCAAAAACATTTGCCGAACCAGAAAAAAACCTTCCAATCGTTGAAAGTCAAACTACACTAGAAACTAAAGAACCGCAGTCTTTTCTAGACCAATACAAAGAAACAAGTTTAAATAATGCTCCACAAGAAACAGAAACTTTAATTGCTTCTTCTGATACACCTCAGAAACCTAGTGGCCCTTCAACACCAGTCAAATACGATCCGGTGATGAAGCAATATGTACCGAACGTAGAACCTGGAAAAGTTTTATTAGAAATCTTAAAGCAAGCAAAGACGGGTCCCAGGGGAGAAGCGGTCGCACAGTCTCAGTTTGGGCCCAGAGGAGAGGATATTGCACAGATACTTCCTTTAGATCCTCTTCCTTCGGGTCCCCGTGGAATGGAGAGAGCCCCAGGCACTAATAACCCACGTAATATTATGCCTTTACAGACGCCTGGATCAAAGTGGCGTCCAGGAGAGGGTTGGATGATTCAAAATCCGTTTAACCGTTCTCCTCAAACAGGACCCGGTCTTTCTCAAAATCAAGAAGAAGAAACTAAACCGGAGTTTGATAAGCAACGTGCCCTGGTTGCCTCTAAAGCAGCAGATGAATATCGACGTTCTTCGCAATCAGAAGATCCGTTCAGAACTTCTGCTTTCGGTTAGTATTAACTAACTGATTGGTTTTATTGTGCCTGCATACCTTCATCAAGCTTATCGACGCAATGCTCAAGCAGCAGCACAGAAACATCGCGTTAAGAAGCATAAAGATGAAGATCTTCTTGAAAGAGCTAGGGAAGACTTTGGTTTCTTTTGTGATTACGTAGCAGATAAACCTCCGGCTAAACACCATATTGAATGGCATCGTCAATTAATAACAAATCAAGACAGCTCTTGTCTTCTTAAGATCGCTGGTCCAAATATTGATTTATTGGCACCTCGTGGTTCAGCCAAGTCGAGCGTACTTGGTTTGTTTACTGCTTGGGCTATAGGCATCCACACCACAGCAAAAAAGCCTCTTCAAATTCTTTACTTGTCATATACAGTTGATATTGCACGCTCTAAATCTGCAACCATTAAACGAATTATTGAAAGTAAAAAATACCAAGAGGTTTTTCCGGTAGTTAAACTTCTTAAGAATGTGACCAGTAATGAATATTGGTCAATTGATCACCGCTTTGCAGGTATTGATGTTACTGGTGACGAACAATTTACTCTTTGTGCAGCAGGTCTAAAGGGTTCAGTTACATCCAAGCGTAGTCAGCTAGTGTTGGTCGATGACCCGATCAAAAGTTCAGCGGACATAGCTAATCCTGACATCAGGAAAATGATGCAGGATAACTGGAATGCTGTTATTTCACCAACTATGTTTGAAGGTGCCAGGGCCATTTGTCTTGGCACTCGCTTTAGGCATGATGATATTCACGCAACCACGTTTAATTCACAAAACAATTGGACGCAAATTGTTCTTCCAGCAATTCAAAACAATCCCGAAACAGGAGATGAAGAATCCTATTGGCCAGAGATGTGGTCTCTTGATTATCTAAAAGAGAAGAAACGGCAAGCACCAATTGCTTTTTCTTTCCAGTACATGAATCAAATCGTCAGGCAAAATGAGTTGTCTCTTGCGCCTGAACTTGTTGTCAAAGCAGAGATTGCAACTGAGTTTGATGCTCTGGGTGTTGGAGTGGACTTGTCTGCTGGAACTAAAGAAAAGAACGATTACACCGTCTTTGTTCTCGGTGGACGAATTGGAGACAAGGTTCATATTATTGATTATCGCCGCATGCGAGTCATGGGCAACTTAGAAAAATTAGATGCACTTAAAGAATTACTTAATGATTGGTCGATTGTTGGGCGAGACGCTAACGGTAATTATTTCCCAACTTACAATACGTGTGATATTTGGGGGGAAGCTGTTCAGTATCAGGCTTCCTTGGAGGCAGACTTTAAAAGAATTTGTTTGAACGGAGACAATCTCTATAATTTAATTTGGCACCCCGTCAAAGGCTTTAGAGCGGACAAGTTGGCAAGGTTTAGGGGCATCATGGGTATGTTTGAAGACCGAAAAATTATCTTTAATCGTTATCGAAATTTTACCGCCATGTTTGATGAGCTTACTAATTTTGGTGTTAGCGGACACGATGATTGCGTTGACGCCTTGGTGTGGCTTGTCAATGGCTTGGCTAAGAAGGGTAATTTGCAGGTTGATTACTGAATCGTAGAATAAGAAAAAAGTTTACGCCCGTGGGACCAGAGTATCTTGCTCTTACAGTAACAGCAATTGTTGCTGGTGTTTCTGGCGGAACCTGGACTGCGAACAAGATTCTTTCTAGGTTCCACGAACGAATGAAACAACTATCAGACCTCACCAAAAATCAAGGAACTAAGCTTGACCATTTTGAAGATCAAATCAATCGCATGCCGTTGGAATACGTATTAAAAGTTGACTTTCTTAGAGAAATTCAACAGATGCATGACAACTTCAAGCAGATTAATAGTAAGCTGGACAAAATGATGGAACGACTTTTCAAATGAGCGCCAATTACATTATTGAAGTTCAAGAAGGTAGTGACGGCGATTGCTTTATTGAACTTCCAGATGATTTAATCGAAGAGCTTGGCTGGGTTGAAGGCGACATCCTTTCGTGGGATTTGAAAGGAAACGGCATTGTTCTTTCTCGTGTTAACGACGAAAGCGGATACGAAGTAATAGAAGAGTAAAATAGAAACAGAAAAAGTTAGTCGTATGTTTGGTACTCCAGGTGTTCAAGGTGGTTATTTAGGTAACGCAGGTAGGCTCGTTGCTGGTAATCCAAGTTTTGATATTAATAAAGGTAGAGGCGCTTTAGGAGGAAGATCAGGAGAGCAGCTCAAACGCCTTTATGAAGGAGGAACACAACAAAATCAACAGCTAAACGACGAGCTAATGCGCCGTGGAATTATGCCAGGAGCCGGTCCACAACTTCCTCTTGCGATGGGATCACAAGGTATGAATCCCATGGGCAATGCAGGATTTTACATGGGACCTCAACTTGGTCAGCAACTTCCAGCAGGATTTCAAAATAAATATATTTTCTAATCAAAACTGTTAAACTAATTCCATTGGGTTGAAAATAGTTAATGGCTGTCGACGCTAAATCTCGTCTCAAAGAAATTGTTGATTCCTACCTTGAAAAAGACGGTGGAATTGGCGTAGATACTGGCGTTGTTGCGGCCCACCTGGCGCAAATGAAAATGTTCGGCATCCGGCAGGGTGTCGAATTTTTTCCAGCTCAGGACAATTTTGGTAATCAACGAAAAGATTTTATTGATCGTGTAATTAAATACAATCAGATCGACACTCATCTCGATTCAATTTGGGACTACTTTTTGTGCGACGGCCAGGGATTGTTTTATATTCGGCCTACTCAAAATAATTACCGTCTTTACTTCTTTCGTAAACACGAGTATCGTTCCTATTACAACATCGATGGAGAGCTTGATGAGGTCGTCATCATATACAGCTATAAAGTCAAAAATGGTTTTGGTTTTAATCAAGACATTAATCAGTCTTCAGTCTCTGGTCTTGAAACGTTAGGCGGTCAAGGCACTAAACGATATATTCGATTGTCAATCAAAAGAAAATCCATTGAAGAAACTCATTCTGAAGGTGAGATTTCTTTTGACCAACCAATGGGCATTGCCCCTGGCAAAACAAAGACCTATAGAAATACCCTCGGATTTATTCCCTGTGTAGAAATCTTTAACAATCCTAAAGGCTTCTCTACAGAAGGTATTGGTGAGTTTGATGCTCTTGCCAATCACATTGTTACGCATGATGAAATGATCCGCACGATGCGGAAAAACGTTCAATTTTTTGGCAACCCAACTCTTCTTTCTTCTCGTCCCAAGACTGATCTGATTGAGTCAGGTGGGGATGGTGTCGTCCAGCGTCCTTCCATTGCAGCCAACTCAGGCTTTGCTAGTGGCTCCGCATTGAGTCGGTCAACCTTTAAATCTGATCCCATCAGTCGAGGTGTTGATGGTCAGATCAGGGTTCCACGCATTATTGCAAACCTGGAACCAAACGATCGAGTTGGTTATATCGTTCCAGATGCCATTACTGGAGATCAAAACGCATTTGCTCGTCAGTATCGAGAAGAGATACGTACCGCCCTGGGTGGTGTTGACGAGCTTTCAATTTCTGCTGGTGTCACAGCAACGGAATACAAATCGTTATTTGGTCGTGTAGCTGCTACATCAAAGAAAAAAGCAACTGCCGTTTATACGTACGGTATTTGCCGCTGCCTTGAGCTAATCATTTTCCAAGAAGAGCGCTTATTTAAGGAAACACTTGCTGCCGCTGCAGGACTTGAAAAACCCATCGAGCCACCCGATGACGCGTCATCAGATGAAGTGCAGCTATATCGAGCCGCTCTTAGTGGGTTTGATGAACAAATCAAACGTCTGATGATGGCTTGCGTTAAGACCCAACAAATTCCACCAGGAGTGTTGGGCCTTATTCCCGATGGTGACATCACGATTCAGTGGCGTTGGCTTGGTCCCGTTTACGAGGATTCCACTCAGGACATCCTTAACAACTCCATCGTGGTACGCAACTTACAAGAATTAGGTGTTGATAGCATTGAAGCACTGAAATACCTCTTCCCGTCAAAAACGGATGAGGAGCGGGCCGAGATGTTATCTGGGTTCCCGTTCAGGATGGTGGGTGAATTGCAGAATGCATATTCTTCATTCGCTCGCTTGGTGGGAGGCATGATGCAGACCCCTCACCCGCAATCACCGGACTTACCGATGGCTGCGGATCCAAGACTGGATTTAACCCCTTATCTGTATCGAACTCTCGAAGCTTTACAAAAGGAGATGAGTTATGCAGGACGCTACCGTCCAATCGATCCCACAGACGAGCCAAGCACCAGTGGCCGTAGCTCCCAGCAGTTACGTGACTCCGGCTCCGTCCAACCAACAGGTCAGCTACCAGGTGGCGCCTCAAGCGTATCAGGTGGGTACGAGTTACCCCCAAGCGGT